TAGACAAGACATCGTACGAGACCGAACAGAAGCATGGCTCAATCAACACTTTGAAGGTGTATTTGATGACGTGATACTAACAAACAGTTTCACGGATTACGAAGTCTCAAAGCTAGATATATGTCGATCCCTCGCGATAAATACAATTTACGATGATAACATGCACACATGTCTTCAATGTAAAGAAGCTGGTATGGTTGCGTTCAACTTTATGGGTTACGACCCAGAATTATACCCATGGTGTGAACATACAAACATGTCCATGTATGGTTGGAACTAATATAAAAGACACGCGCCATTATGAATTAAGATGTCTTCGTATGGTATTGTCGGTATTACCCCGGATAGCCTCAAGGTTATCCGGGACATGCAACAATTTAAGAATGTTCATGTGTGTGATAAGAGCAACATGGGACTCACGCCATTTAAAAATGCGCAAAAACACCCAACAATCGCGGATTTGTCATTAAACATGTCGAGGCCTCGTACAATCGCTACATTCATCAATTCAGATGACTACGAACACACGAGAACCATGGATCAATTGATCGAGTGGTGTGACAAAGAAGATACCATCGTTAATTTAAACTTGGAAAATTACAGAAAAAGTAAAGGGTATGCAAGAGGTTGTAGTGAAAAGGGGATTCATTACCTCACCGGTGGGTTATCTAACAAATTGCTCATGGTAGATGGTTCAAGAACGGTCGTCGACAGCCAAGAAATCTTTTTTAGAACATTCTCTAAAACACTCGCACACCTGAATGGTGAACCAGGGACTGCTCAACTTGTGAAATCGGTGCACGAAGCCGCGGAGTGCGCATTGTATCAGGTTTTTGCCGAAGTGTATGGATATTTTAACCAAGATCCGGAAGTTATAAAAGTGTTAAATCAGGCATTGAAGACGGACGTAAATGGCCCCATCTTAAAAAATGCCCTACGACGGATGTATCAAGCACCCGATCATGACGACATTGCTCAAGAAAACTTGAGATCGACGTGGTGTTCGATTTATGCTCTTAACGCAGGGGTATGCGTACCGATTTTACAATCAAACGCAAATGCACGTTCCATGAGTAGAGACATGAAGCTTACTGGTACAAAGCAAGTGTTTAATAAATTCAAGGATGAATTGGTCGTGATCCAAACTATCCGCTTCATGTACGCCATGGTTTACCTCGAATCCACCAGAGCGTGTTCAGCAATCAGGGGTTGTATTCAATCGAGTACACTCGAGTGTGACATGTTTAAAACAGAAAATCCACATGAAATAATCAAGAGCACGGCGACATACGCAAGGACCTTTTCTATTCACTGTATTCACGCAGGTATACCGTGTCCAGCAGTACAAGCCGCCCTTTGTGAATATTATTTCTGGACGCAAACCAAGACCTCTATGAACTTCATAGCAACCCTCCGTGTATAATTTTATTTACATATTTTAGAAGTATGATTATTGTAATAATTCTAATCGCTACGCTAATCATTGTGAAGACCATACTTTACAGGCCTAGAGTAGATTACACGTGTTATATGCTCACGACAGATAAAAATGGGCCAAGAGCACAAAAATTTATGCGTGCTTATGATCACACCGTACCACTCGAAATAATCGAAGGACCCGATACCCGAACACCCGAGACTGCTAAAAGATACCAACGCAATGTAGATCCAAAATATTACAGACAAGCGCTTAAACTGTATCACGATAAAAATGCCGTTCGACCCAATATAACATATTTTAACCTAGGAGCTATAGGGTGCTACGCGGGACATATGAAAATATACGACAAGTGCTTAAATTCAAGACGCAAGTACGCACTCGTATTCGAAGATAACGTCATCATAACAAATCACAAGTTCTTCGATGAAGTACAAGCCGTGATTGATGAATTAGGCGATGATTTTGAACTCTGTTTCTTTCACTGTTTGTCCAGATACCCATCGTCGGACAAGGGTAAGAATGGTTTAGAACTCGTAAAATGGATATCGAGTACAAAGTGTTATCTCATAAACACAGAAAACATGAAAAACTTTGTCCATCACTTTGAAATCATGGACAATCACATCGACATGAAACACGAAGACCTCATATTCGAAGGAGCTCGTGTATACTACAAAGACCTTAGACACTGTATGCTCGTAGACAGATCGCACACGAGTCTCATTGGACACAGTAAATGGGGAAATAAGGAGTTTTTCTCAAAGAAATATCCAGACGCAACGACAGATCTTTTAGAAAAAGGCTATTAATTTTTTTATAGTGTGTTTTTAAGGATGGTGAAGGCTGTATTACTAAATGAAAAACGAAACGATGTACATGAAATAAACGTAGACCTATCGCCCGAGAAAAACGAAATTTGTAAGATACTCAGGGGTAAAGCAACTTTTCTCGGACAATGGGAAGAAGAACTCGTAGTCATATTAAAGTGTAAAGAAAGTGTATTTGATTTAAAATTAAACGAAAATATATTACCTAGACCATTTTCTAACATGGATGTCGACGGTCGCATACTCCTGATACGCATGGACGAGGAATCGGAGCCACAAGATTTTACGAAGGTGGAATACGATGACATGTGCAAAAATTCACCGCACATGACACGATCCGTCACTTCCAAGGTACATCCTGTGGTCTAAAACGACACGCGGTTTTTAGGAACTCGGTAAACAATTCAAAATCTTTCTCTGGTTCATCGAGTTCATCGAGTGAATCAAGTATTTTACCAACATACTGGTTGTACGCTTTGTGTCCACCTCTATGTGTGAGTCTATTCTCACGCATTCCGGGTGTGATGTATCTCGGCATCATGATTATATTCTTTCCCTCATTTACATCATACCTCAAATACTTAATCACTGGATGATTTTTGAATTGTCGGGGAATCACGTGATGGTCTTCCACGTTCTTAACACTCCATCTAAGTTTAAAATTGCGGCGTATAACTGACCCATACCTCATACTATTCTCTTGGATAACTTCTTCATCGAGCCGCATGAGTGAATCTTCGAGCTCATCAACTTCGTACCACGCTTCGTAACACGCTTTGCACCCTTTGTTTTCTTCACAAATATCTTGAGCTTCGCGTATCGCTTCCCTTAATCTGAAACGCAAACGATCGTTATCGTGTCTTTCAGATTTCATTTGCACTGATGGTTTGTTGTAGATAGTTTCAAGTATAGTAGTACGAATCTTAATACGCCTGTACTTGTAAATATCATTGGGTTGGTATGACGCTCGAATCATCTATGCTATTATGTATGGGTATTTTTTGCGTTCTTCTTTCGTGCGCAAAAGTTGAACCAAACCAAGGAAGGTTATGAGCACGAGAACGGCGTCTTCAAAATCACGGGTCGCGGAAAACGAAATCACGAGAAGAGACAGAAGCTTGAACCACACACTCGACGTGATGGTTTTCGTTCTTTCTGGGAGTTCACTGACTGGAGCGATACCAAACATGGCGTGAAGAAGGATAATGATACCATACAAGGTGTTATGATTAAGTGTAGTGTTTATCATTGGATAAAAATCTTTGGAAGCTACTTTTACACCACCATACACAGAGGCGGCGACGAGTGGTACGAGAATAGCTGTGTTCTGGAGGAAAGCCATTTATATATACAAAGAAACGTTTTTACATATGGGACACATATGTAAAAATGCTCCTAGCGGGGCTCGAACCCGCGACTTTGGCGTGCCTCTGTGAGAATGAACTCACATGTATATACTATCGTATAAGCACCACACTCTAACCAACTGAGTTATAAGAGCTCGTCTTTCATGTATAGTACACGCATTACATCTTTAAACTAGTTGTACGTACTAACGATGTCCATGTATGTTTCTTCATCAACGAACGTTTTCAGAATATCCACGATGGCTTCATTACCGCTGCACACAGCTCCGACAAGAGCTGGATACGCCATGACCTCCATGTATGCGTGAAAGAAGTTACCAAGTGCGGTTTGGCACGTATTGATAAACGTCATAAACATCTCGAGTGCGAGCTCCTTGTCCTCTTTGATCGCAATCCAATAAATACTAAAGTTTTCATAATTGTCGTTTCCATTTCCAGCATCTTCGTACACGTGATTTGCGTGTTCAAGGATTTGGTGTTCGAGCTTTCGAAGCCTGTCGAGATCGCCGTGAACGATAGCGCGTTGGAGTTCCATTTTGTATTACTGAATGGGTCAAGGGGTATCACTTAGGACTATTTTCGTGTTTTATTCTAACATGCGCTTGTGGTTTGTAGCGAGGTGTTTCTTTGATAAGGCTCGTATGCATTTAGTATTTAGTTTTTTACAGGAGGGTATCATAAAAACCGCGTCTAACATAAAGAAGGAGTATGGAAAACTGGGGACATCAAAGACCAATACCAGAAGAGGACGTTCCTTGTAATAATTTCACGCACGTAATGATCGTCGTGGTCATAATAGTGAGTTTTGGTATCGTACTGTACTTTCAGTGGCATTAGTAATCATACTCTATCAAATTCCTTTGAACTTCTACTGCGAGACCCCGATCGCGTACGCGTTATCCAACGAGCCACCGCATCCCTCACCCTAGTATCTTTTACGTACATGTCCTCATCTATAACACTTAGACCGTTACATACGTCTGGTTTGTTTTCTTTGTCTGGGAATTCGCGGTTAAATTGGCATATGGTGCGATAAGGTATATCGGGAGCCTCGTCTAACAATCTATCATACTCTTGACGTTGTTTTGTCACGAATTTCATGGCGTTAGATCTATGTTCTATGTCTAATGAAAGTTCCATGTCTATGTTCCTATAAAACTTTGAATATTGTACACACATGGATGAATGCGATTCCCGCATAGTCGAACTATTACTAAATTTGGATACGGACGAAAGTATACCCGCTAATACGTTTAATAAGGCGAATGTGTATTGAAAAATGATAATGTTCCTCTTCATTTCCGGCGAAACATTATCATCACTAGGATTGAGTACGGCAAAACCACCCACACCTGTAATGGATGATATGATGATACACGGATACATGAGTGCATCCGTTAACCATTTGTAATGAAGACGCGCGTGGTTGTGTAGCCAACGATACCCTGCCGCCTTTTCCGCCCACCTGCGGAGAAGGCGCTCCTCGCGCTCACACCACCCGTTGGGACAAGACGGGGCGACGATGTCCATTATTTTACGCAGAGAAAATATGCGCCTGACGTCGGGCAAGTTCGTCGACCTCATTATTCTTTTCATTCGTGGAATGCGCTCTCACCCATTCGATCATGACTGTACTCATGAGTTCAATCAATTCAAAAATACGCACCCACAACTCCTTGTTCGCAACATCCTTACCTGTACTCGTCTTCCACCCGTTCGCACGCCATTTCTTTGACCATTCGGTGATACCGAGTTTCACGTATTTACTATCCGTGTATACGGTGACATCCTTTTCATCTAGCTCCAAACACTTTTCGAGTGCCTTAACCACGGCCGTCATTTCCATGATATTATTTGTCGATGTGTGATGTCCTCCTTCGACCACGAATTCTGGGTCATAACATTTTGCCGCCCATCCACCTGGTCCCGGATTGCCTAGACAACTCCCGTCTGTATACACTTCGATCATGTCTTATAATTTACTGGATTTTAAACTTTAACTGAAATATCGTTTCTAAAAAATAGTTTTCACTCTTTTTTAGAAAAAATGTTTTCAAAATACAATAATTTTTTATACTCTAAAATTTCTAGCGCTATTAGTATTAAAGCTACCCCCATAGCCACTGTTATTAGAGATGGTTCTCGAGTTGAGGATTGGTAACCTGGTTTGGTTGTTGTAGTTATTGCGCGCACCCTTCTTCTTATCGAAAAACACGACATAAACAATGACTGCACACAAGATAACCAAACCGATGGTCAAACCTATGACGGCTTTGTTCGTTCGTCTGGGCGATTCAACCTTCGCTACAGATGGAACGACGACTGGTTCTTCGACGACTGGCTCTTGTTCTTCGTCTGCCATTTATAGTTAATCTATATTTTATTTCTGTTCATCGACGACTGGTTCCTGAACTGCGGGGGCGGGGCCGACGTCACCTTGGAACCGCTGCACTTGATAATACGTGTCATTTTTAAGTGCTTCACCAAACTTAGCCATTTCACCTAGTGCGTGGTCGCGTGGCAAAAATTTACTAATCTCACCGCCTTCACTGAATGGATTTATGTAATTAGCATCCTTTGATCTCATATTTACGTACGCGTTGTGATTGTTTATAAAATCTACGTTATTCTTACCGATTTGAACGAACGTATCGTAGTACAGTTTTTGTTTTTCTGGATCCATGAGCATTTCACCCATTTTAATTCGCACCTCGTCCATAATCTTCTCGAAACTCTCATCCTTAGGTTTGTATCTGTGACAGTTCTCAGTGGCGTCCGAATACCATCGCTTATCGTTTACATCCGAACCGACTTCACCAACACCGCCAACTGGAACGAACTCGTCTGTATCACCGACTCTACATTCCATTACCATTTGCTTCTTGGCTCCCGCGCCTTCGCCCGACTCTATCGATTTCTCCCTGCAATCCAGTTTTGTCAAACACTGCAAGAGATCATTATTTTTGACAGATTCTTTGATAACACCGCCTATATCTTCAATCACGGTTGCCAAAACTCGTGCATCACCTGAATCTTTTATGACTTTATCGAGCATTTCCTTAACGAGTGGTTGGTTAAACACCTCAATAGATATATCAAGGAATTGTTCGAGTAGAGTACCCGCTATGGTCATGCCATTGTTATCGTTTGGAGACGTGTAACCCTCGCGTATTTTGTACGTTTCCATGTTTTTAATCTTATCCTTCAAATTGGAGAGTTCACCCGCTGTATCCACCGACGATGGCTTGCGTCTTCGCAAAAAAAGTAAAGTGACGAGAATTACTACGGCCGCAACGAACAACCAAACTCTATAATCGCTCTTCATCCCTATATAATGTATACAATTTAAAAATGATAGTAACATTTTTAGATTATATTTATTAGAAGCGCGAGTCGAATTTTATAATACTTAAGCTATAATAAGCTTAGTTGGAGAACGCGAGGCCACCCATACCGGATTGGATGCGGAGGACGTTGTAGTTGGTCGCGAACATGCGAAGAGTGGTTTCCTCGATGCCGGTCTTCGCCTTGATAGCGACTTGAGCATTGTCAATACGACTGAAATTACAGCTCCCAGTTGGCTGATGTTCTTCTGGTTTCAGGGCGAAACTGTAAGCGTACACGCCTGGCGCTGGGGAGCCGGAGTGGTGCACGAATGGTTGCACTTGGTTGAAGTACTTACCGGATTGCTCCTTGAAGCGATCTTGGCCGTTGAGGACCAACTTGAAGGTATCCAAAGTTCCGTTGTCATCTTCGGAGAAGTTGGCACCCTTGAAGGCGACGAGTGGGACACCAGCGAGGGAGCTGGAGACGAGGCAGTTCGACTCGGCGGTGACGCCGAGGATGTTAGAGGTGACAGTCGCGTGGGCGTTCGCGGTGCGGAAAGAGTCGTCACCGTTGTCCAAGCACCAGACAAGTTCCTTGACTGGGTGGTTGTAGGAGAGACGCTTTTGGACTTCCGAACCGGCGCTGACGGTGTCGGTACCGGTGTGTTGGACTTGCTCGATGAGGTATTCGTGACCCTTTTGCGCAAATCGGCGTCGTTCCTCGGTGTCGAGATACACGTAGTTGGCCCAGACCTTGAAAGTGGAACCGTCGGTAACACCGGCGGCCTTGAAGTCAGACGACAAATCGAAATCCAATCGGACTTCGTGGTATTGGAGGGCGATCAAAGGCAACGCCAATCCGGGGTTGCGGTTGAAGAAAAAGATGAGTGGCAAGAAGATCTTACCGCCGACGTGCGCGGAGGTGGTCATCTTACCGTAGTTCGCCTTCTTGGACTCGTCCAAGTAAAGCTCGGAGTACAAACGCCACCACTTTTGGTAGTGCTTGTCGATGCGCTGGCCACCGATGGACAATTCAACATCCTTGACGGCACGTTCCGCGATCCACGCATCCTCACCCGTCGCAGCCTTAGCACCGGCCTTCATTTCGACGTACATGTCGGCGACCAAATCACCGTTACGGGCAACGGTGACGGAGACGCGGCCATCGGCACCTGGGGTACCGTTGACGGTTTGTTCGATGTTTTCCATCGCGAAGTTGGTGTGACGCTTGTACACCGCTTGGAAGAAAGTGACTTTTGGGTTACCCGTGAGATAGACATCTTGGGCACCATAGGCGACGAGTTGCATGAGGCCACCAGCCATTGTGAGAGTTTTTGTACTATATACCAAGAAAATAATTTCGCGAAAAAACTCAGCTTGATTTTTCCTGGGGTAATGTATAATGTCTGAACCAACCGTACCCGAACCAACTGTTGATATCGAAGAATCTGGATCCGAGTCTGAGTATGAAACAGAGAGTGAGCTCGACATTCCAATGGATGAATCTCAACTGCCTGAATTCGGCGACGACGAGGACGGTGAAATCCCAGAGTGGGTGGTCACCGGCGACGAAGAACCCGACTTGATCGGTCACATCACGGATGTTGCTGCGTCTCTGTTTTCGACTGAAGAGGGTGAGACTGTGTGCACCGCCCTGATGTCTATATCTAAACAACTTGAGACACAAAACCGAATCATGATAAAAATCTTATCTCAGATGCAAAAATCAACTTAGAAAAATAACTCGTGTATGTTACAAGGAGCTGGTGATGGACACGCATTTCATAAACAATGATGCAAATCCGATAGAGACTAATCAGGTGATGTGGATGAATCACATTCAAAGTCTCAACCCGGAACAGCTCGTTAACCTTTTGACCCAATTGGAAGACATGTGGGACATCCCTCGCAAAAACGACGAAGCGGTATCCTTTCAACTGGGTTTTAAAAATTTTTTTGCGGTGGACGAATTGGATAGTCAAACTGGATTACCAAAAAATATGATTGACATTGAAAGCATTTCTGCGAAGCATCAACGCTTGAACCTACAACTCGGACAGTTGTATCACCGAGCCAATGCACTGAAATTACTTGAACTCGATGACTTTGATGACATGAAAATCTCTACGAGGATTAACCGCCTGATAGATCAAGTTGACGACGCGTGGCAAATTGTGTTCAGGCACACAAGAATCTTTGAACGTATCAATAACCCGACGTATATACCGATTAATCCAGAAACCGATCCTTCCATTTTTAGATGTTCAACTCTTCCAGGCACGTTGGATGAATTAAGCCCGTACCAACAGGCAATCCTCACAATCCTCAAGAAACTTTACGAAGGAAACATCAAACGATACAAGGGTCACTGTTGTAGACAGATCAGAACCGAAGATGGGTACGATACAAGGGCGTGGAAACAGGAATACAGGATTCAGGAGTATGTGTATAGTGTTTCGCAAAAGGAGACTGAATTTGAACTCTGGAAAAACCTTTCGTGTAGAGGTTCGGCCTACGGGGACGTGATTCGTCACTTAACAAACTGCAATGATATGCAATTTCCGGAAATTAAGAGGAATCGTCATGTCTGGTCGTTTAAAAATGGTATTTTCGTGGGTAAAAGTTGGTCTGCGAAGACCGGGCTGTACCAAACTGATTTTTACATGTACGATTCAAAGGAATTCAAGAATCTCGATCAGGCAATCGTGAGTTGTAAGTACTTTGATACCGATTTCGAAAACTATGAACACTTGGAAAAATGGGAGGATATCCCCACGCCATATTTTCAATCCGTCCTTGATTACCAAAAGTTCAACGAAGATGTGTGCAAGTGGATGTATATCATGGGAGGGCGTTTGTGCTTTGATGTGGGAGACATGGATGGGTGGCAAGTGATTCCGTTTTTGAAGGGCATCGCTCGTTCTGGTAAGAGTACGTTGATTACCAAGGCTTTTGCACACTTTTACGACGTTGATGATGTGCGAACACTTTCAAATAACGTTGAAAAGAAATTTGGTCTCTCTTCTATTTACGATGCTTTTGTATTCATCAGCCCCGAAATCAAGGGAGATATCTCATTGGAACAGGCTGAGTTTCAGTCGATTGTGTCTGGTGAACAGGTCTCGTGTGCGATTAAGCACGAAAAAGCAAAGACAATGACGTGGAAGGTTCCGGGTATTCTCGGTGGTAATGAGGTGCCGAGCTACAAGGATAACTCTGGGAGTGTTTTGCGACGTATCTTGACTTGGAACTTTGGTAAACAGGTCAAGGATGCGGATCCCACGTTAGATAAGAAATTGGAAGCCGAAATCCCC